CCCTCATAAATACACGCTTTTTTATTTGTATATTTAGATGTTAGCCTTTTTTTCAATCTACAAGTTGTGTATTTCTTTGGCTCTATTTTGCCTTGCCAGACCTTTTGTTGATAAGTGTAATCTTTGGGTGCATTATACATTTTACCATCTGCAAAGGCTTTTAAACCCATAACAAGCACTAATACAACTACACCTATACCTAATAATGTAAATGCTACCCACTTGATGGCTTCAAAAACTTCTTCTCTTTGTTTCTTAGCTTGTATTTTTGCTTGTCTTTGTGCTTCTTTAGCTTGTTTTATTTTTTCGGCTCTTTCAGCTAATATTTGCTCCCAAGTGCCATAACCAAACCTATCATTAATCAGCAACTTCAATTCGTATCTTTGTTCCTCTAATAGTTTTCTATCAATAAAATCTGATGCTGTTGATTCTATACCAAACTGTTGAGCAATCCCCATGCCCTTGCCTTGCTTCTTATTCATTTGTTCTTCGCCTTCAAAGAACCCATCAATTTGCTTGGCTATGTCTTTTATATCTTTTGCTGTGGCTATGTTGCTCTTTATAAACTCTACTGATTTTTGAACTAGAGCAATACCAGTAAGAATTTCTGCAACTACCATATTACCTCACGAGTAAACCTATAAGCATCACTATTGCTGTGCCAGATGTACCTATCATTATATGCTCTAATCTTTTAACCCTACTAAGCAATTCAATAAATCTTTCATCACTTACTGCAATGTGCTTTTCTAATTTTAAATTTATGCTTTGAATAGAAGGTTTAGACATATTTAACCTTTCGGATATTTGTCTTTTATTGCTTTTATTGCTTTTTGAAAATCATCACCACCTTGCCCAGCATGATATATCATATCTAATTGGTCACCTATTGTTGGATAATTATATGCTCTTTCTCTTTGATATTTTGCAGTTTCCCATTCTGATTTTAGAGTAGCTATATGTTTAGTTCTTTTTGTATCATCTTCATAATCAGACCGACCATATCGTGAAACTATTTCTCTATAAATAGAACTATGTTCTTCTTTCCATATATTTAAATGTAAAAAGTTTTTCATTTTAATCTACAACCTCCCCATGAACAATGAGGTGCATACCAATCACAACCAGTTACAGCAATAACTGCCATAGTATTAGAGGCAGTCATAGGTACAACAATGGAAACTGTTTGTTGATGGTCGTCATCAGAACTATTTAAACCAGTAAACTTATCATCACCACCCTGAGAAAAATCAATTCTTGCACTATTTTTTAAAAAACCAAATTCGTTACCAGTGTCTTGATTTGCAGTATATATACTATACCAAAACAAATATACACCAGTCGCTGGTGCAGTATACTTATATGTTGATGTATTATAGTTAGAATCTGTATCAAAACTTTCACCACTACTAACATTATTAAAAGCAAGTATTTCATCAGTACTTAATGTATCCCAACTTGATGGTGCAGTAGCTCTAGCTGAAAATGCACCAGTTCCAGCAAGTGAAGCAACACCACTAACAGTACCAGTAAAAGCAAAAGTATCTGCTAAGTTTATTCCTTCTGCTTGTGTTTTTACTAAAGGCATAAATTACTCCGTTGGCTTTGTTGGAAACTTAAAATCTTTATCTGATAAACTTTGATATGTCTTAGTAATATCTCGTAAATCTTGACGATACTTTTTTTGTGCATCTGTTATTGTTAAATCTGATAATGCCCACCAATCTGTTTCAGCTAATAGTATATTTCTTTGCAATCTTAAATGTGCTAAATTTGCTTCTTTATTAGAGTTTTCAGCAGTACGAGTTTTTATTTCATCATTAGTTAAATCTCTCATAACTTCTTTATTTGTTGAAAAATCATAAATTATTTTTTTTGCCATGTTATTCACCTATAATTCATAAAAAATATTAACTCTTTCATCGCCACTATTATCAAAAGTATTCGTGCCAGTTGGTCTTATTCTTATTCTGTCTAATGTTCCACCTAGATCAACTTGACCTCCACCCCAAGTGCCATTGCTTGAATTATATCTTGTGGCATGAGATTCAGCAAATAAGTTAGAACCCATATGAGTTATAACCATATGACCTTGCAAAGTATTTGATGCATTTACTCCGTATACACCAAAACCATTAGTTATGTTTACACCACCACTACCATAATGAGATAGAGAAATATATCCAGATGTTTTTAAACCACTACTTGTACCAAGTTGCACTATGAGATTGTCTGAACCATCAACACTTAAACCAAAAAAGTTAACTGTAATTCTTTTTATTCCAGATGGCAGACCAGTTATGTCAACTTCATCTGCACCATTTGTGGCAACTATACTTGATACAGTTATTCCACCTACAGTACCAAAAGATAAATTTCCCGAACCATCTGTAATTAATGCTTTATCTGCTACTGGTGCAGTAGTTGGAAATGTTAATGTATAAGATTGTCCAGCAGAATGTGCCGGTGATGCTAATTTTATCCCATGACTATTTGCACTACAATTTAATTGCAATGTTCCAGTAGTACCACTTGAAGTTCCATCACCTTTTATTTCCAAACCCGCATTTGATGATGTTGATACAAAGTTTGTCTTAGCATTTGTTACTGTGCTATCACTAGGTGTTCCAATATCTAGTACGTTACCTAACACAAGAATAAAATCTATCGTATCACTGGAGGATAAAGTGCCACTGCTAGGTAAGAATGTAATAGTAGAGCCTGACACAGAGAATGAACTCAATGGTGATTGTATGACACCATTCAAAGATACAATCATGTGTAAAGCTGACTCAGGAGTAAATGCCACAGAGTCTTTAGTAAGGTTATATGTATTAGTGCTAGAGGTCGTTATAGCATCTAGTTTTACATAATTTCCTACTTGTGGACTTTTGCCTATATATGCCATTTTTTATCCTTGTGCCGTTATCTTAGCTTTATAATCTTCCTTAACTTCTTTGCTCCAAACAGTTTTACATATATCTTGTACTTGTTTTGGTTGGTCGCTTACATCTGTGTCATTCCATACCCAATTTGAAACACCATCTCCAGTGTGTCCACAAGGACTTAAACTATATCTTTTTCTTGTTTTGCTTATTTCTGTTCCATCTTCAAAAATTGTAACATTCAAAGCTACTTGAATAATACAAGTTTGAACTATTTCTATTTGTCCAATTTCTTCTGTCTTTGTTATTGCCATATTGAACTCCTTAAACTTTGATAACTAAAGTTGCAAATATATCTGCATTAGCATTGTCAAATTTATTTACATGAGTTGAACCTGAACCTGCATTGTCAAGTGATTGATTAAATTGAAAATAATTTTGTCCTGCATTTATATATAAATTTAAATTGAAACAACTTGCTTCTACGTCAACTAAGTTTGCTAATACTGCTCCTACACCATATGAGCCAGACCTAGGTGTAAATGGTGAGCCTTGTAAATAAAGTGGTGTTGCACCAGTCAAACCAGTTGTAGTTATGTTAATTAAAGAAATATTCATAATTACAGTATCGCCAATTCTAGTATATGTATTTGATTCAACTCCTATAGAACCAGTATTACCACCACTTGTAGCATCTGAAACAGTTAAACTAAAAGTGCCTTCTTCGTAGTGGTCAAAAAGTTCACTAGACATTCCACTAGCACTACTGTTAGCACTAAAGTCAAGTCCATGCCCACTCGCTACAACAAGATTACCATCAGATAATGTCAAACCATTAGCTATAGATGGAGTGTTTTCTATTTTTGCACCAGTAACTGCATCATCAGCAATCTTAGCAGTAGATATAATTCCATCTGTAATATCTGATGATGTTAATGGTACTGGTGTTGGTTGTCTTCCTATGAATCCCATGTGTCACCTATGTAATTTCTAATATACTTAATGTAGCATCAATTTTTGCAGTTACACTACAATCAATTTTTATAATATCTGTGGTTTGTAAAACTACCTTACCACCAGAAAGCAATTCTAATGTTGAACCACTTGGTATGCTTACATCTTTTGCTAATAAAACTGTTTCATTTGTTTCTGTGTCGCTTGTATCTGAAACTAGCTGAACATCAACTGTAACTGCTGTTGTGTGGATATTACAAAGTAACAAACCTATGACAACTGTAGTTGTTGAACTTGGTACAGTATACAATGTCAATGGTGTTCCCGCACTGGCGGGCATTGCTCCATTTGTTTTGACCTTAAATGTATTAGCCATATTTTACTCCCTATCCTAGAGCAATCGCTAATGGAAGTGCATTTGGGTCTGTTTCTGAAATAGTACCTGTCACACTCATGTTACTGCTGATTGCATTACTGGTTATATTAATTTGAAATAATTCAATATTATCTGAACCATCATTTATTCTAACTTTCAAAACTCCGCTTGTTCCATTATCAACCCAAATTGTACCAGTTGCAACAGAACTTGGTGCTGAACTTCCTATGTGTTGAGTATTCAATGCAGACAAAATATTATTCAATTCTGTTCTAAAAGAACTGAAACCTTGATTCGCTAAACTTACATCTGATACTTGTGCCATAACTTTTTATATCCTTTTTTTGTTAACTTTGCAATCCAAATCCCTTTGCAATATAATCAAAGGTTCTATCAACCGCACCGCCACTTGAGTTTGCAAAAGCAATAGTGAACCCATTTACTGTTTTGGAACTGATAGTAAAAACATCACCTGTTGCCATATTTTGTGCTGAAACACCTATAGCGGGTACTTCAAAAAATGGATTTGTAAATGTTACAGTTTTGCTTCCACTTGATGTTGCCAAATTACTTTCCGCAAAAGTTCTTTCTTCCATATTTAATTTTATATCAATTTGTTTTACATTACTAGATGTTTGATTATCGTCATTTGATAATTTTAATCTAAACTTAGCAAATTTAAATTTAAAAGTTGCCGATTGTGTAACGTCTTGAAAGTTTGTGCAATCAGCTAATGACGTTGTTGATGTTGCTATTTGAACCCTGTGAAAAGCATGAATTTGTTCTGTTCCATCAAAAGGTGCTTTTGCTTCATCAAATAATAATGCACCTCTACCACTATCAAAAAAATCATAAGGGTTCTCTGAATCCAGTGTAATACTCGGTTCAATATTACCATCAAATATTTGTGTCAAAGAAAGACTATTGCTAAAATTATAAAAACCTTTTGCATCTCTATTTGAATTATTAAAGTTTGGATTTGATGTAGTGTCTGAGCCACCAAGTTCAAAATCACCTTCAACACTATCAAAATTACCAACTGTATCATCAAAATTTGTTACTGTATCAAGTGATAATATTGTATCACCAGAAGGGTCTATTTTTACAGTTAATGGAAATGTACTATCCATTTGATCTAGTGCTGTAAAAACATTGGGTGCTTCTGTAAAAGTTGAAATTTGTTTATATGCCTGTATTGCAGATACGTTTGTAGTAACAATAGTAGCTTCTGCTGAGGTGTTTCCATTTTTATCTACTGCTTTTATTAAATATGAACCAACTCTTGCGGGTACTATTGCATTATCACACTTTCTTCTAGGGCATCTAACAAGATTTGTTGAATTTATCCAGTTTGCACCAGTTGTAACATTTTGAAACCTTATTTCATAAAAAGATATATCCAGATCACTATTTGCTGTTGGTGGTGTCCAAGTAAGTTTCAAATGGTCTTGACCATGTAATTCAACTGCAAAATCCTCTACATTGCTAGGTGGCTCAACTCCGCCAACTATTACTCTTGTAGTAGAAATAAATGTGCTTTTAGAGCCAATGGTGTTCACTGCCCTTGCTCGAACTTGATACGTTGCACCATCTATTACATTAAGATGTTGATATTGAAGAATTTTTCCTACTGCTATTTCTCTAAAATCATCACTTACAGCATTTCCATCTGGGTCTAAAGTTTGTTTTATTTGTACTTCATAATTATCAACAAAAAGGTCTGTTGAAGCACCTATAGTAATTAATAATCTTGTTATTACTATTCCATCTGCATATTCTATTAATTCATCTGTAAGGGTTAAACTAGCGGGTGGCAAAACAGAAAATGGGTTTGGAAGTGTGGTATCTGGTATAGTTGCAACTTCCTGTTGTGTGCCAAAAGTATAAAAACTATCTTGATGTTCTGTGCATTGCAAACTTACAGAATGATCGGCATTTATTGTCATTCCCTGTACTCTAAAAGGTTTTGCTGAAAAACTTGGTGTTGCATGGGTTATATTTACTAAATCACCTATGGATAAATCTAGTGCTGTTGCATCTGCTTTTAAAGAAACATCTAAACTTGTTCTTGATCTTCTTAAAATTATTTCAGCCATTTCCTGTGCTTGGTAAGGACTTGTGAGCATTGAAAAATCAAATCTACCTTCTAATAATAAACCACCATCTGCTGTTTTCATATTAGCGTGTTGATCTGCACTTGCTAAACCAGTTTCATCTACTGGCGGGAATTGTGCTGTATCTGATTGAAAGTTTTTATCTGGGTTTATGAAATTTACAATAACCCTGTTATATCTTGAATTTTTATTTTTACTTTGTATTGATATTCCACCAATAATATTATCTTCTGTAAGCGAAATAGAAGCTGAACCTGTGCTTTCAACTAAAATATTATACTTACCCCCAGAAAAATTTAAATATGACCTTGAACCTCTTACAAAGTTTTTTACATTATCTATTGCTTTTACAGATGTATCAACAACAGTATTGCTATCCATTAAGTCTATCTGACTTGCTCCGCTAAATGGGGTTATATTTGTATCACAAACATCTGTTGCGGTTTGCCAATCTGCAAAATTACTATCAAAGTAACTATTAGGTATTCCCATTCCAAATCTTTCATTTCTTAAATAATCAAGTAATTGTAATATTGGATTATCTGAAAATTCCCATGTTGTACTAGTGTCTGCTCTATGACTTCCAGAACCGCCAGTTAGTGTTCCATCTAAATTTGGATTATAAACCTTTCTTCCCTGTACAATGGCTTGTACTTGTGGCAAAGAACCAAATTTATCAGCGTTCCATTCAAATCTAATTGCAAGATAAGCTAAACCTCTTAGTCTGTGGTTTGAAGTCCATGAACTTAGTGAAGATAATAAAGTTGATGCACTTTGGCTATCTGTTCCAAAATGTGCTTCTACAGTTATCAAACTTGATTCATCAAAAAAGTTTACATCACTACTCGCAACAGTTCTTTGTGTACCATCTGTAAGTGTTCCAGACAATGTTACTTGATTATCATTCACAAATAATGATGTTACTCCATTTATTTCACCCTCACTTAATACAATCGCCATAAATAAAAATTGGTTATCTGTTCCAGAAGTTTCTAAAAAAACTACATTACCACCAACTTTTCTAGTTCCATAAACAATAGGTATATGTCCATTTGCTGTGAATTTATTGACTAATACACCTTTTGCCTGTTGTTCAGCAAAGTTATCTCCAAATTCTGGAATGTCTGGTTGCGGTACTAACCACCCGATAGCGGTATCAACAACATCTACAACTATATCAACTACGTCATCAACAATATCGACAATCGAATCAACAATATCATTGATAAAACCGCACATTTAGAGCAATCTCCAGTTGCTACCCATATTTTCAAAACCTAATCTTTCAAAAACTGGGTCAATTTTCAATCCTGTAGTAACCCCAATAACTATTGGTAATTCTTTTGCTATTTTTTTTACGCTATCAATCATTGTTTTGAAAAGTTTATAACTTCTAAAATTTTTCTTTATGTAGATAACATGAATATTTATCATTTGCCCTTTACTAAACCAAAATTCTGATTTGTGAAACATACAAATTCCAATCAATTCATTTTTATCTAAATCTTTTGCTAGAATAACTTTACCTTTTTGTAATATTGTATTTATAAAAGTTGTAAGTTTTGATTTATCAACATCTGGTAAATTTAAATCTATTAAATCAATTTCTTTAAATTCAATCAACAAATCATAAATATTTTGTAAATCTTTTTTTTCAGCTTGATATAAATGAACACTACTCATACCCTACCCCATTTAATATCTCTTACTGTAAGTGCTGAAAATTCCATTCCTTTATCACTAGAAAAAAATCTTTTTTGAGAATTATCTGTAGTTGTTCTACCATTTGTTTTACTAAAGTTTCCCCAATGTGATGTAACTGTTAAATTTATTGTTGCTGTTTGTGTAGTATCTGAAATTTTATATTCATCTATTGTTCCATAAAATAGCAAAAATGGGTCTGATATTAATGCAAGGTTTGCATCTAAATATCCCCTGTAGATGAAAACATCATCATTTATTATGTTTTCATTCAAAGCTATTGATATATATGTTTGGTCTACACCAGACAAACTTACAACTAAAGTATTTTTTGAGGGTGCATTTGTTTCACTTACCCCAGTAATACCTTTTAAATGACCATTTGATAAATATGTTCTTGATGTTCCAGAAACGCTTGATGTAATATCAAAACTTGCATTTGTAAGATAAACCCTTGATGCAAAACCCAAATCAACTAATAGAACTGGGTCTATATTTCCTGTAGCTAGTTCTGTTTTTACTGCACTTGATAAACCCCTAGCCATTTATAAACTCTCTATTACATCAAACTCATAATTAAAAAGTAAGTTTCCATCTTTGTCTACTTGCCCTGTTGCAAACTCTTGAACATCACTTGTAAGATGTACTTGAAAAGGAACTGAATCATAAGTAACAGAACTATCATCTGCTAATGCTTCCCTCAATGGTGGCTCTATAGTAACTGTAGAAGCGTTACTTGATGATGTTGCATCTTCTACTACCATGTAAACTTTAGTGTGTGCAAACTTGATAAAATCACCCGCTTTCAGCCTACCCGCACCATCACCCGCAAAACCATCTATCGCTATGGTTGTGTCTGTTGCAGTATGTGAACCATTGACTAATAATGTGCCAGTTTCGTTCCCCTGTGCATTAAGATAGCTTGGGAATGTTACAGTAAAGTTTTCTTTTCTATTTCTTTGCTTCATAATAAATGCCATAAGCGGTGCAAAGTCTGCTCTAGTCATGGGTGGATAAGATACAGTAAAGCTAAATCTTTGCCCCTGTACTTGCCTTCTAAAAGTCTTTCCACTATCTGTTTCACTAAGTAAAGTCTTTTGATTACTTTTAATGTTGATAGCCGTAAAATTAGTTTTTGGTAATGCTCCACTCATACTATCGCCATTTTACCCTTTTCATTCATAGCACTATTTATTAGATTTACTATTGTTCCACGACTATTTACAAGTAATTCATTAAATCCTCTAGCGTCTACAGTATTAATATTAAAGTTTACTGTTACGTTTTTACCCATTCCAAGTTTATCATTTGGAACTATTGTACCCGCTTGATCTGGTACAAATAATTCTGCACCTTTTTCTCCAACAATACTTGGTTGTCCTACTGGTGGTCTACCGCCTTGTGCAAATCCTTGGAACTTTGTTTTTGCTATAGTTGCTACTTGAACAGCACCTAATGCACCTATAAAAAATGCTAATGGTATATTTCCTACTGAAAGTGCTTTTGTTACCCCTGTTGCTGTGTTCATAATTGCTTGTGCAATTTTTAATGCTTTATCAACTTGAAATGCTGTTTTGTTACTTTGTGCTAACTGACTTACTAATTCTCTACCAGTTTTTATTGCTAAATCTTTTTGTTGACTTGCTGTCATTTTTTCAAGTTGTATTTGATGTGCATTTCCAGTTTTAATTGCTTCAAAATTATCTTTCATAAGTTTTTTCTGTATTTCTAATTGTTCATCTGCTGTTTTTTTAGCAATTTCTAATTTTTTTGTAGCTGAAATTCTTGCAATTTCTACTTCTAATTCTGCTTGATCTTGAATAAAATTTATATTTTTTTGTTCTAGTTGTTTTTGTAGTTCAAATTCTGTGTCAAATTGTTCTCTTATTTGATTTAATTTATCATCAAAATTAATACCTCCAGATATTGCTTCAATGTCTACACCCCTTATTTGAAACTCTGCATCTGCTAATTTTTGTTGTTCTTTTTTTAAATCTTTTATTCTTTGCAATTCTTTTGCTAAATTATCTTGATGCTCTTTTGATGTTATTATTGCTCTTTGTTTACCCGCATCTACCATAGCTAATGCTGTGGATTTTTGATTGAAAACTTCTATTTGTTTGTTTACTAACTCTAATTCTTTTTCAAATACTTTTTTGGTATCACCTGTTGTTTTCTCTAAAGATTTTAAAATTAAATCCTTTTTTTCTAATAATTTATTTAGTTCTTTATTAGGTTCTTTTGTTTCTGCAAAAGCATCTTTCAACATCAATACACCAGTAGTCAAACCAACTAATGCACCTACAATAGTTGTCTTTGATATTTTTGAAAAATTTAGTAAAGCAACTTGTGCTATCTTAATATTTGTAGCTAATGTAAGAAATGCTGTGGCAATTTTTCCAACTATAACTGCCATACCTATTGCTTTTATAATTTCAAAATTATCACTTAAAAACCTAATAGCTTCGCCTGTGGCAATAACTGCTTTTGACAATCCTTGTCCTATGGCTTTTGCTATATTGTCTATTGTTTTGGAATTATCTTGTAATGCTTTATCTAATGCCCCAAATTCTTGTTTTAAACCAATAAAGAAACTTTGTGCTACAACCTTTTGAAAATTAAAGAACTTATCACCTATCATAGATAAAGTTCCTTCTAAGGTATTTGCTAAATCACTTGTTGCATTTGCAAACCTACCATTTGCACCAAATACCCTTCTAAATGCTTCTGCTGTTTCTTCTGCTGTAACTGTTGCACCCGCTTTAAAACCTAATAAATCTCTAACACCTCTTTCTCTAAATATATCTGCACTAGCTACACCCGCAGAAAATGACCTTTGTATTTGTTCTGCTGTAGTTCTAAAATCTAATCCAGTTACACTAGCAACTCTACCTGTTATCTGTAATATTTCTTGAAGTTCTTCCGCATTTTTACTTACAACTGCAAGATTACCCGCACCCGCTTGTATTTGCTCTAGGCTAAAAGGAACTTTTGATGCAAATTTAGCCATCACATCAAATGCTTTTGCACCTTCTTCAACACTTCCAAATAAAAATTTTAATCTGATTTGTAGAGATTCAACTTGCTTACCAACATCAACAAATGATTTGATAGCAACACCCGCACCTAATCCAATAAGTGCATTTCTTAAATTGAAAACCGCACTTTTTAGACCATCTACCCCTTTTGTGGCTGATTGCATAGCTTGGCGGGTTTTATCCTTCGCTATAATGTCTATATTTACATTTTTTGTAGCCACTATCTTGCCCTTGC